TCAACTAGGGCCTGATTTACCTCGTGGATTAGGCTATTCACTAGCAGCTAAAGCAGATGTAATAGGTTACTGTACTGCTAATAAGGAAGATGGTACATTTCAAATATCTTTTGAAGCTTATGATGAAAGAGTCGTTGGGTCTAGATTAAGACCATTAGCACAAAAGATATTACCATTTAACTATGAAGCAATACGCAATGAAATACTAACATACAAAAAAAAGGATAAATAAATGAATCAAACTCGTTTCCGCCCTACAGATATTGATAAAGTATCTACAGGAGGCAGTAAGTTCTTAGGATTCTTACCAGTTTCAATTTTAAACTACGAAGATAGAAGTAGTGAGTTTAATTGGGCTGATGTATTTCTAAGCATTACACTTCAGTCAGAAGGTTCACAATATACTACTGAATTAAAAATAGTAGGTTCTTATGACAGAGAAGATAATGGAAATATTCAACACTGCACATTATTAAAGCGCCTCTATTGGTTCTTTGATTTAATTGGCTTCGAAGGTGGACCTAATTTAAAAGGGGATATTGTAGATGCCGATGGTAACAAGATAGATAATTTAGAGAAGTTTCTTCATGAAAACTATCTAGTTAAACCTAATACTCCTGATATTTTTAAGTATTATGCTTATATCTACAAGGAACAGGGTAAGAAAGACAAATCAAAAAGTTATACTACTGTATATCCAAGATTAGTCGAGAATACTGATTCAGGACGTAAGGAACTTGAAGGCTATGTAAACTTTCTTAAAAGTAAGAATATTATAAAGGAAGCAGAACAAACACCTTTTACACCTAATACAACAGAAACAAACGGAGCTATGGGTACACCAACCCAATTCTAATGTTTGTTGAAATAGCAATCGGGAGTCCTTCCAAAAGGGGGACTCTCGTACCTATAGAGAATCAATGGGATATTGTCTATGAACAAGGAAACAACCAAGCCATTTATAGAAGTGTCTATACCTATGATGAAGAAGCAGTAAACTTTATATCTAGGAATGGTACTTTAAAGAACTATGTTGGCTCCAGATTTATAGATGAAATACCTATTGATATAGACAAAGGGCAGAATACAGACGAGTATACTTTACAACAAGCCCAATCTATTGTTAGGTTCATAACTGATGAATTAAACTTAAAGGATGGTAATTTTCAAATATATTTTAGTGGCACTGGTTATCATATTAGTATTGGTAATGAATGCTTTAACTTTACATCTGGGAATGATTTACCCTTTATTGTAAAGCAGACTATGCTTAAACTCTTCTCTGACTTCAGGTTAGATGCAAGTGTTTATACTCGGACTGCCTTACTCCGCTTATCGCATACACTTAATATCAAGTCAGCGCTATTCAAAATACCCTTAACTGTTACTGAGTTAATGACAAGTAAACCTGCTTATATAATGGAATTAGCTGCCTCAAGAAGACTAGATATGGGACATTCAGAGCTATGGGGCGATGGTAGTTTAGAGTGTGAGATTAATACTGTAGTACCAGCTATAAGAGAAATGAAAAGTGTTTCAGAACCTCGTAATATAGTACCCTGCATTCAAACATTATATAAAAGGGGCCCATCAAACGGTTCAAGAAATAATACAATAATGAGAATAGCAAGTCACTTTAGACGAAATGGTATACCAAGTGCAGCTACAAAAGCAGCTCTCCTACACTGGAACAACAATCAACTCGACCCGCAGATAGTTATTGAGAAGACAGAAAGTACTTATAATTATGGATACAAGTATGGATGTAAGGATGCTATTCTGACGCCCGTATGTGACCCTAAATGCATACATTATAAGAATAAGGACTACTTAGTCGATATAATGAATGCAGAAGAGCTACAGAGCGATTTAGACCAAAGACTAGAGACCGATTTTACTGGACGCATTATTGATTTAGCTAGAATGTTTGGCTTAAAAGATAAGGATTGTGCTATATATCCAGGAGAATTAGTAACTATATTTGGGCCTACAGGGAGCAATAAAACAACATTAGCTCAGAATATAGTATTAGGATATGATTTTGCTAAGGATACTATTAACCCTGTATGGCAGATGCCTACATTATTCTTATCTTTAGAATTAAGTGGTTGGTATATGCATAGGCGTAATCTACAGATTGTTAGTGGTATGAGTAAAGAAGATGTATCTCAAAATCATCGTTACATAGGAAAGACTTATAAAGAACTTGTGAACCACATGAGTATCCAAACAATCTCTCCTACTCCTGATATGATTGCTAAAAAGATAAAAGACTTGCAACCAAGTGTAATAGTAGTAGATTATATCGACCTTTTAGAGACACCTCATAATATTAGAGGCGAATACGAACAAATACGATATATTAGTCATTATCTATCTAACCTTGCAGTGAATATGGATGTTATCATTATACAAATCTCTCAAGTAGCAAGAGAGTATAGTCGTAATGAGATACTTGATATATACGCAGGTAAAGGCTCAGGAGCCATTGAGAACGCATCAAGAAAAGTTATTGGTATTAATGGTCGTCAAGACTCTACCGATAAAACAGTATCAATGTTTAAAAATAGTGATGGAGATTTATTCGATGTACAACTTGAATGGACACCATCTTTCCGATTACGTAAAAAGGAGGTTCAAGGTGAAGAAGTATCTAGTTAAAGCAGAAGTTAGTGCTAATACTAAAATTGCTCTTGTAGAAAGAGCTCAATTAGAAAAAAGAAGTTTAATGAAACAGATTGCACATATCTTAGAAAGTTACTTAAAGGAGTCTTAAATGAATAATTTAACGACAAGAGAATTATTAAGTACCTATATTGACCTTGAAATAGAAGGTGAGTTATGTCCCGATGAAGATGTTAGTGCAGTAGGCGATGCACTTATCGAAGTCCAGCAACAAATGAGAGACAAAGTTGATAGTATAGATTATTTTATGCTAGAACTAAATAAAAAAGAAAGTCTCATTAATGCTGAAATTGAAGTCATTAAACAAGAAGAAAAGAGACTCAGGGTTCGTAGAAAAGCAGTAGAGAGTTTAAAGAAGTATTTTAATGAAATATTGCTTCCTATGGTTATCACTGAACTTGGTGATAGAGATGGAGTCTATGAAACTGACACTGCTAGGTATAAGATGTTCGATGCCTGGGGACCAGTTACTATTTACAATGAGTCTGAAGTACCTGATGATTTTATGACTATTAAGACAGTATACAGTGTCAATAAAAAGAAGGCACGAGAAATACTAAAAGAAGGGGCATCGGTGCCTGGATTAGGTATGACTAAAGTAAAAAGAATCAGAAGAAGTTAATATGTTCTTAACAATACATCTTAATCCTGATTCTATTATCATTCTATTCCTCTCTTTTATTAGAGTTGGAATATATTACGATGATACGTATCAAGAGTACTCGAGTATCACAATAAGTTTTGGAATATATAAAGCCGAGATATTCCAATCATTCACAATACATAATAGGAGTTTTTATGCCCAGGAAGACGAAGACACAACGACAGATAATTCTTAAACTACTACAAGAAGGTATTAAAGTCACCCCAATGATGGCTTTAAATACATGTGGTTGTTTTAGATTGTCAGCTGTAATATTTGACCTTAGAAAGGATGGTCATAATATTAAAACAAATAAAACAAAAAGCTATACAGGTAATAACTATGCAGAATATGTTCTAGTATAAATAATGCAAATGAAATTATACGAAATAAAAAAACAAAGTTGGGTCAAAATAATATCTGATAATAAAAATCCTATAGCATCTATTCCAACGAAAGATGGTGATGAAGTATTTTTTGACCATTTAGACGGAATGTATAGCTTTTGTAGAAACAAAGACGGCCATGTAGTACATTTAGCAGCATGGACAGAGGTAGAACTAGTAGAAAAAGATTAACACGACTACAAACAATAATAGTTTTATAGGTATATCATAAGTAGTCAAAGGTGTTAATAGGTCAAGAAATAAGGTGGGTTCGCCTGCCTTATAGACCTTTTTAATAATTAAAGGAGAAATAAAATGAAGATAGAATGGGATTATCCAAGAGACATAAGGGTAAGGACACTAAGAGCTTTATTATTGTTTATACCTACTGCTATATGGGCATTGAACGCTATGTTAAGGAATAATTGGGCAGAACTTACAATGGCTTTGGCTTGTGTATTGGTTATTGGTTGGGTTTATAGAGATATTTAAAAAAGGAGAAATAAAATGAAAGCTAAAGACGTAATAAAACACATGCAAGATTATCACCCAGACGATGAAATTATAATCTTATGGTGGGATTCTGACACAGTAGCCGACCAAGTGGTCTCAAACGAAGAATGGAATAAAGTGGTAAATAATCTTGATGGATATTCATTTGACGATATTGGCTATGAAATGTGGAATATGATTGAAAATGAATTAACGGAGATAAGAAAATGAAAAATAAAACAACACAAGATAGTCAATGGATTATATGTTGCAGAGAATCAGGTGATTATATTGATGGATTCGACTCCAAGGAAGAAGCCGAAGATATGCTTGTTCTGTATGAAGATGGCGATAAAATGGAAGATATTTATGTGCCTAATTTTTATGAAATTCAGCAAACGACGGAGGAATAAAATGAAGGACAAAGACTTTACAATCAATATGACGAACTTCAAGAATGCACAAATGCTCATTGACAATTTACCAATTGGAGAGGCGATTAAAGTAGTATCATATTACGATTCTCGCCCACTCACAGATGAGACATTGAAGGAGTTGGGGTTCATACAAGAAAAATTAAGCTCCAATTATCAGGGTATGTATTCAGAGTGGTATTACGACGTTGTAATGTATGATTTGTGTGCCAACAAACAAGAAGATGGCACGCTTTATGTTGAATTTGATGCGTGTAAC